GTGCAACTTGGGATGCATACGGTGAACTATCAGGCCAAGCGGGTAATACTAATACAGTTAGAGTTCTAAATTTACTCTCTAGGCACACCGGAACCGGTGCTGATATTGGGTTAGTGTTCTTGCGCATTGACGGGTCTGGTTTGACCGGCGCGACCTTAACCGTTGATGAATTACTCGCTGAGGGCGTGGCGTCACAGCAGATTATTGGATATGTAGGCGGTCAAGTTTGGATCGACACTAACCGAAATAATACAGGGACAGTGTTATATAATGATGGCACTTTTGATAACCCAGTTAGTGTGCTGGCATCAGCACGCACAATCATGGACGGCTTGAATAGTACACTGCTGCATGCACTACCGGGGTCGGTTTTTACGCTTGATCAAGCCTATGCTGGGTTTGAATTTTTTGGTCACGATTATGCTGTGGATTTGGGCGGGCGAAATGTAGCGGGCTCACTCATACATGGTGCACAAATTACAGGCAATGACCTGGGTGATAACTCTATATTGACATGCTACGAGGGGTGCAGACTTACCGACCACTCGCTTGGCCTACACTCGTTAGTAGATTGTGGTATCGGCGGGACAATCACCCTGACTGATGCGGGGACTTATGACTATATTGATACACGCTCGACTGATGCGGGGCTGACACATCCTTTTATAGATTTCACCGGAGTAGGTATTAAAAGTTTAAATATGCGCCGATATGCTGGATCAGTGGAAATTCTCAATCTCAAAGTGGGCGATAATGTCAGCATCGACGGGGCTGGTAGACTAATTACAATTAATGCAAATTGTGTCGGCGGTACCATTACGATTGCTGGATTTTTTGATCTGGAAGATAATTCCGGCGGGGCTGTCACAGTTGTCGATACATCTCGATATGCAATCGATAATACCAGTTTTGATCCAGCAGCAATTGCAGCTATCCGGGATCAGACGGATCAATTAACATTCACGCTGCCAGGGATTATTGACAGTAACCCTAAAGCGTTTAATGATAATGTAGTTAGTGGTGATGGCATTACTAACCCGATCCGTACTGCTCCGTAATGATAAACTTATTTGCTGACGGGCTATTTGCTGACGAGCTATTTGCTGATGGGTTGTTTTTCCAAGTCGGTGACGTAATTAATTTAGCCCCGACGTGTGTAGTCGCTTCAAATGTCGAGGCTTCGCGTAATGACATAGCCGTCACATTTGATCTATCAGCGTCAACAGACCCTGAAAATGATACCCTTACATACGCAGTGTTACCTGGTGACGGATCGGGCGAAATACAGTCAGCCACCCCAGTCATTAGTCACACCTATCCGCCGGGTATTTTCAGTGCGTCGTGCCGAGTGCTAGACCTCATACAGTCATCAAATTTGGTGGCTGTAAGTGTGACAATAAGTGCAATCCCAACCAGTATACTTAATGCAGTTAGTGGGTCATTATCCGACGTGATTGACGATGACCCACTAACTAGTGTTAGTGGTGAGGATTTACAGTTTATATTTCCACCATCACGCACGGATCAGGGATTGGTTTACACCATTAACCTTAATGCAGCCACCTAATAATCCATTTATACGCAATATTGAGCTACTCATTGGACCACTGGCGGATGACGTCGGCGGTGGGAATAGTTCAGAGGCTTTGCGTATTTTTAGTGACGGGGGTCGCGATGATTTAGCAATTGAGTTTAATGTTAAAAGATATTTACAGTCCTCAGCTAATGCAGCGGAAATTATTATCTATAACATGCGTGCCGAAAGTCGCGAACGTATTCGAGCCACCTTATCACGCGTACGAATACGTGTAGGGTGGGCTAACACTGGGTTAAGTTTGCTAATGCAGGGCGGTGTGCTAAATGCGAGAACCACCAAAGATGGTGCTGAGTATGTCACCAAACTAAATGTATTAGGTGGATTCGGCGGCATTACAAAAGGAGTTACTAACCGAACATTTTTAGGTGGGCAAAGTGTTTCCACACTCGTGCGTTCTATTGTTGGCGATATGCCGGGTGTAGAATTAGGACGAATTGATATCGACGGAATATTGTCAAGTGGTGGGTTGACTGTATCAGATAGATCAAGTAATGAGTTGGACAATTTAGCAAACCAATATGGCTTCACCTGGTCGATTCAAGACGGACGATTTCAGGCGATATCGGACAACCGCGCTTTTGACCGAGTTTTTGAAATTAATGCGGAAAATCGAAACCTAATCAATATTACACCTACATTAGCCGGCGCAATGCAACATAATAACGGGGTGACTATTGACTCAATATTAAATCCCGAGGTGCGACCAGGTGACCAAATGCGAGTAACAAGTATTAGTAACCCAATGCTCGACGGTGTGTATAAAGTTTTCAGCATTGAATTTTCAGGCGCTACATATAATCACGACTGGGTTATGAGCACCCGAGCATTTAAAATACTGGATGTTGTATAATGGATTTGCGCGGGCAATCAGAATCAGGGGCACTACTGGAAACTGTGCGGCGTGAGATATCACGGGCACGAACCCACACACCAGGCACTGTTGTAAGCTTTAATAGCACTGACCAGTTAGCGGTAATACAACCAAATATCCGACGATACGTCACTATTGACGACGAACGAATAACTGTAGATATGCCTGAGGTTGTGCATGTACCGTTAGTTATGCCTTATGCCCACGGTGCGGGGTTTGCTCTCACACTGCCAGTTCGCCCAGGTGATCAAGTATTGCTAGCAGTGTGTGATAGATCGATTGATAACTGGGTTGATAATAGTGGTGTACAATCCCCAGCACAACCCGTGCAATCGCGATCACATCACATCACGGATAGTCTGGCGATTGTGGGTGCTAATCCAGCACCAGTGGCCTTGGCTAACTATTTTAGCCAAGGCCTTGAACTACGTAACCGTGATCGCAGCGTACGAATGTCGATCACGGATGACGACGCGGTGATCATGGTCGGCGACAGCGTGATATCCGTCGACAGTGGTATCATTACTTTATCGACAGGTAGTGCACGCATAACAATCAACTCAGCGGGTGGCGTCACAATTGATGCGCCAGGCGGTCTTAATATTAATGGAGATGTTACAATACAAGGCCTTGTCAATGTCAGTCAAGTGCTTACTGCTTTAGAATTGACCACCATTGACGGACTGACATTTTCTGATCATGTACATACTGGTGTTGATCGTGGCACACAAACAACTGATGGTCCAAGCTGATGAGTTTTACATTTAACCTTCCCACCTTGACTCATGATTTGTCAATTGTAAATGGTCGGTTTGCATTGATAAATGGGATTGATGAGATTAACCAGCGAATCAATGTCACCCTGCGACATCTGCAGGGTGAGTATTTTCTCGACATTCAAGACGGTACCCCGTGGTACACTGATTTACTAGGCTCAAAAAGCGCAGTCGCTGAGGTCAACTTAGTGCTCAGATCACGAGTGTTATCAGTGCCTGGAGTACTCCGCATTAACACATTTGACGCTAATTTTGATACCTCAGCACGCTCATACTCGATTACTATGTCGGTACAAACGAGTGCAGGGATCATTGACACTGACTTAGTTATACCATTTTAGCGTCAAATCGTTTTGAATCAATCTCGCAATATATCTCGTCGTCTGCGTAAATGGTGTTGATAGTGATAATTTCGATATAACCCACGCTCAACCACTCCTTCACCCATTTCTCAATTGCCGATTTGACCCCAATCCTAGACCTGACAAGACTAGTCAACCTCGTCTCACCTAAAACGTTATCATTATCATAAAATCCACGATACCAAATATACTCTATGATTATGTTCATTTCGGTTTTATCAATTCCCGGCGCTTGCTATACATCACATGATCAATCACTAAAAACTGACCGTTAATCCATTGCGTCACCTGTGGTGGGTCAACATCATTTGCTCTAGCAAATTTAGCTTGCACCCCCTCGTGATGTTTGACAATGTACTCTCTTAATGTCCCCACTCTCATACCGTCATCCTCTCTCTTAAGTCGATCATACAGTATCAGACTATATAATAAATGTAAAGTCTGATACTTATTTAATGCTATACTGTGATAATTGTCTATATAAAGGTGTGATTCGTGGTATGGGTGATTTTGGATTAATGCCGGAGGGCTTTAGACTCAAACGACTCGCTGACATTCGTGCCAGTTTATATGCTCGACTGTCACTAATCACTGACCCTGACACCGGGGAATCACTAAATGTTGATTTTGACGAAAACGACCCACTTGTGCAAATACTCGATGCGACAATCGAGGCAAATGCTGAAGCGTGGATGCAACTAGAAAATGTAGTACGTTTTTTAGATCCTGATGCGGCGACAGGTGTGGTGCAATCAGCAAGTGTGCAAGTCAATGGGATCACACGTCGTGAAGCCACAGTGTCGACTGTTGAATTACAATTGACCGGCACCCCCGGCACTATAATTCAGTTAGGGCAAAGGGTGTCAGACCCTGTACAAATTGTGACATTTGTGACTACAGCAGACATTACACTCGATGGCTCGGGCGCTGGCACAGTAACCGCACTATCAGAAATAACCGGTGCTGTCCCTGCTCAAGCCGGCACCCTAACTAATATTCTCACCCCTATTAATGGGTGGTCTAGTGTCGTTAATTTGTTGGACGCAAACCCTGGCGCGCTTGAAGAATCTGATTCAGCATTGCGGGCACGTCGGGCGCGAACCACCGAAGCCCCAAGTCAAAGCACAAGTGAGGCCATTTTTAGTGCACTCTCTAATATTCCAGGCACTGAATTTGTTCGGCTGCTCGTCAATGACACATTAATCACAGATGCTCGCGGATTACCAGGTAAGTCTATCGCTGCGGTGCTGCAAGGCGGTAACGATCAAGTGATTGCTGAAACTTTATTTTTACGCACAGCAACCGGTGTAGGATATTTTGGCAACACCTCCATGACTATCACAGACCGGCGAGGCATCAACAACGAGATAAGATGGATTAGACCGTCACCGGTTGAATTATTTGTAGCAATCAATACGACAGTCAATGACTTGCGTCAATTTGGTACCGATGGTGTCAGTCGCATGATCGACGCAATATTAAGCTATGCCCAGGATGGCGCAGCAGGATTAGGGATCGACATAGGATTTCAACAAATAGGATTTTTACCAGGCGAATCAGTGAGTGCATCAAGATTGTATACTCCAGTCAACAGCGTACCGGGCCACATTGTTAACAGTATACAGTTAGGATTGTCGAGCCTAACTATTAATATGGCTACCGTACCTATTAATTTCGATCAGATCGCAACATTCGACAGCACACGGATTTTCATAAATGTTAGTTGACACTTCCCCAATTAACAAAGACTTAGTAGTTCAGGGTGGGTCGCGACTGATGTTTCAATTCAGTCGCTCATTTTTAATTAATTGTTTCCTGACAGCACTGATTGAAGAAGAACAAGAACTGCATGATGCAATAGTCGGTACGCTAGACGTTTTTCAGTTAGATCGCGCGGCCGACGTAAATCTCGATGTGTGGGGTCGAATTGTAGGTCAGCCGCGCATATCACTAAACGCAGATCAGCGGGTATTTTTTGGGTTTGATAATCGCGGACGGCTCGACACAAGCCCTTGGTTTTCCGATGGCGCAGTGTTATTCGGAAGTCTCCCAGCGTTAGATTCCGAGTTTAGACGTTTAATATTTTCAAAGATTTTTAAAAATCATGTACGTCCTGCAAGCCTCCCCGAATTGATCCGCTTTATACAGTTATTTAATGGGCTAGATGTCAGCTTTATACGCGTGGGGCCGATGGAATTGCGAATGATCGTGCCGACTGATATCACACTTGGTCAGCTCACTACTTTAATGATCAATGAGTCCGATATTTTTATTGAGCAGCGCACTATTTTACCGCTGCCGGTAACTGCAAGAATAACTAATATAGTCGCCGCACCCGACGGGGCATTTGGCTTTGATAGTGACGGGCGACACTTTGACACTTCCGCGTTCAGCGTAGGATTTACTCCTCAACAATTAAGTGAGTTTACATAATGGCTAACACTCGTGATAACAATATCCCCGCAATTTTTGGCGATGATGCTAACACTACTATCCCCACCGTGCCTGCACAAGGGGTGGCGTATCGTAACACCGCACTAACTCCTGCTACACTATTGAGTGGTTTTGGTTTTGATACACTCGCTGACAGCGCTGACATTAACGAGATTTTACATATCTTATACGAGTTAGCGACTGAGGTGGATCGCTCAGGCATTTTAGGGTGGTCGGAAACCGTCGACTACACCACCCTCAACGGTGTGGTGCGGGGATCGGATGGGACGTTTTATGTGTCCACCGAGTTAAGTGGTCCAGGCGCGGTCGATGGGGTTCGCGACCCCGCAAACGGTGTAAATATCCCATCGCACTGGCGAACACTTGTCGACTTTATCGGTGGTGGGGCTGGGGTTGGTACGACTGACTTGACAGTAGCGCGCACTGCTACACAAGTCACCGTGCAATCAAGCACAGGCTCTAACGCTACAATTCCATCCGCGTCAATAACTCAAGCTGGAGTCATTAGTGCAGCAGATCAGGCTCGACTAAATGGTATTAGCTCAAGTCCAATAGCAACCAATTTAATAACAGTGACTAGCAACACTCAATTTTCCCCATCCGTTGCCGCACGCAGTGTCAAGTTTATGGCCGTGGGTGCTGGTGCTGGTGGCAATAATCTGAGTAGCTCATCAGTCATCGCTAGTGGTGGTGGTGGAGGTGGTGCTGGGGTGACCATCGGCACCTTTGCAAGGTCTTTACTTCCGGACTCCATGACCATAAATGTAGGTGTTGGTGGTCTTATCGGCGCTGCGGGCGGTGACAGCTCAATATCAGGTGTCGGATTTAATACAATGACAGCATCGGGCGGTGGTGCACCCAGTGTCTCTGGTCTCAACATCCCACCCTCTATAAGCATAAGTAGTAATATAGGAGGGACTGGGGGGGGCGCCACGGGCGGGCAATTAAATTTAACAGGTCAACCTGGTGACGCTGGCACTACCTCGTCGAATACCAGCGGATTGTTGCAACTTATATCATTAGGTAATGGGGGTGATGCGGCATTTTTTGGCAACGGCGCAGTTAAATTTAACCCTCTAGCATCACCACCGCGAGGGGGTGTGGGTAGCGGCGGCGGCGGTGCTCAGGTACCTATCCCAGGACTATTAATCAATGCTAGTAACGGTGGTGATGGACTTGTCATTATTGAGGAGTTTTTCTAATGTCTGAGTTTAAGCCTGCGTTTGAATTTATGCTGCCGCGAGAGGGTGGTCACAAATTTACCAATGACCCTGACGACCCCGGCGGTGCAACAAAGTGGGGGATATCGTTACGCACACTAGCTAAGACTAATGACTTGAGATTTGATATTGATGGTGACGGGGATATTGATATTGATGATATTAAATTAGCAGACCATGATGATGCTTATAATTTTTACTTTCGATATTTTTTTAAGAATACTAACTACAAATATATCTGCGATCAGGGGGTTACTAATAAGATTTTTGATACTGCGGTCAATATGGGACACCCTCAAGCTAACCGTTGCATACAACGCGCTTGCCGGGCCGTCGGAAGGTATTTAGTTAGTGATGGTAAGTTTGGCCCCAAAAGTCTAAATGCAGTTAACGACCTCGACAATGCTCGATTGCTAACAGCATTTAGGTCTGAGCAAGCGGCTGTATATCGGATGATTATTACTAAAAAACCCATGATGGGAAAATACAAGCGCGGCTGGTATCGCCGTGCATACGACGACAATGAGGGTTAAAATTATGAAATATTTATTAGAACGAGCAAGTGAAGCATCGACGTGGCGTGGAATTATTGCACTGCTAATGTCATTTGGGGTGATGCTTTCACCCGAACAAATTGAATCAATCGTAGTCATTGGACTAGCAGGCGTGGGACTTCTCGGTGCATTTTTTCCGGACAAAAAGAATGCGTAATATGATGCTAGCAGTCGTATTACTGCTAAGTGTGGCATGTGTGTCACCCCCTCAAATCAATAGTCCAGTTGAAGGCATTGCCTTTGCTTATATCCAAATCTCCGAAACAGCAAAGCAAGTAGAGCTTGCGAGATTGAGTAAGAGTATCACGGGTTTACAAGCGCTGAGGATTAAAAACCGATTGCAAACTGCTGCCGACTCAGTGAGACAAGCTGAGGGGTTGATGTGCATTGTTACAGTTAGTGCAGCATGTGTTGTCGATCAGACTGGGGCGCAATCTAAAATATCTAGTGCACTATCTATCACCCAACTAATCAGAAAAGAGGTATCACAATGAATGCTGTAGCAATACTAGCAGTTGCCGAAGCGGGTTTACGTCTACTCGAATCTTACAACATTAGTGCAACTCGATTTGCACAAGAGCGTGAACTCGGCCCAGTTACACCTGAGCGTTTGTTTGAGCTGCGCGATGAAGCGCAAGCGGCTATTGATTTGATTGGTGCGGATTAACACTGTTAATTAATGTCCAAGCCCGTCGAGTGTAATATTCAACATTGACATTTGACGGGTCAAAATCAAACGCGTCATTGCACAGGCTCACTAACCACCCCGCTTCAAAATTAGTCGTGCGCTGTGTATACAGTGACTTATTTTTAGTGTGGTATCGTGGGTCGTGGGTCGTGGGTGGCACACTGAAATAGTCGTGAGCGCTAACCCCATTTGCTTTTTTAAACCATCCGACTTCGTAACCCTCAGTGGGTGGGCTGATTTTAGTTAGCTGCCCACCGGTATTACTAACATAATATCGCGATGTATTTTGAATTCGAGCGCCGCCTAGTGTCAAATAATTACTCTTAGGCACCTTAGCTTTTAGCATGAAGTCAAAACCCTGGGCGTGTGATCGAATAAAAGTAGCAGGGTCTACGCGGTGCAACAAATAAGCTTCAACGGCCTTGGGTATGACCAAAGCGCCGTGATCTTTATGCCACGCAATTTCTCTAGTTGCTGGATTTTCTTTTGCGGTCTCGTGACAAAATTCACCAATGCGCTTGATGCCCCCATCAAGCTTAACAGCCATGTAATTGTTAACGTCACGTATAAACATCGACGAATATTCAACCTCTTCTAACGCTAGGCCACGCGCCCACACTTCCCACTGCCTCATCATTTCACGCATCCGTGTGAGGTCATTACGGTTAACTAACATTGTCATACCGTCCGTGTTTATCTGTAAGAGTCGCAAGTCAGCAATATGACCGGTCAATATTTCCGCGAGTTTACACAATAATAATTGACCATTGATTGTGATGGTCATTGTATATTGAGGGTCATAAAATGCACTGTATGGGTTGCCACTATCACCATACACCCCGTTTAGTGCCAACTTAATCATTCCATTTCTTGGGTCTTTTTTATCGTAAGCCTGCCTTTCTTTTTTGATATCTGCGTAAATGTCGCAAAATTGTTGGCGGCCTAAGTGCTCGGGATATAAGTCGTTAGCAATTGATAAACTTGGGTAGTAACTCGCCACGTCAATATCTATGACAGCATGTGTAGTGTTTGACGTGACAGTCTCACTGCTCACCGAACCGTGTATGCCACCTTGTCTAACTGTTACCGTCAGGTCACCAATTGTGGGCGTGAGTGGCTTAAAGCTATCCTTGGTTCCCACGATGTCGATGGTTTTCAAGTATTCGAGCACGCGTTTGAGGTCAGGGCTTATAAAATCAATGTAAGGAAATATTATATTTTTCAGCGGTATTGATATACGTGGTGATTGGTGGTAGGGCTTTTGCAAACCCAAATGTTTTATAAAATAATCTTTACCAATTTTGGTATCGTTACTATTTAATGTGTGCTCACCTAACGACATTCTAAACTCAATCTGCGCACGTGAGTACTCAAAAAACATCGAGGTGGCTAACACATCGTGCCGATTGTATTCGCGCAGCTCGTCCATTTGCACGAACGATAATGTCGTGCCCGGTGATATTGGTAAATCTTGAACGCTCCGCATCATCATATTAATCTCTAATACTTTGAGTGATGTACGCTTTGCAGTATTGTCAAAATGATGTATTTTATACAAATCTATTTGTTTGACTAGCGGTTCCCAATCCACAAATTCGTATTGGTCATCGCTAGCAAATATAGATTGTGATCGAAAATATAGATCATCAACACTGATCGCATCGTCCTGCAAAACCATCGACAGCACCGGCCAATCAAAATGCACATTGTTAAAGCCCACGAGATAGGTATTAGTTATCATCAACTGGTTTAAGTGAGCAATGAGTGCTGCCAAATCGGTGCGTCGCTCAGATATTTCAAATGTCACCCACTCCCCAGTTTGCACGTTGTAATGTGTTGACGTAAAGCAGTTCGGATATGTTTCGATATCGTAAATTTCGTACATTTTAGCCTCTCAAAAATAGCCGCCCTGAGTTTAGGGCGGCGTGGTTACTATTGCGGCACGTCGGCATCAATATGTTGCGCGGGCGGGTTTAGATAATCGTATGCCGGTGCCGGAGTGCCGGGCAGCCCTTGAGTTGGTGCTGCTGGTGCGTATTGTTGAGCCGGTGCCGGAGTGCCAGGCAATCCTTGAGCCGGCGCGGCTGGTGCGTATTGTTGAGCCGGAGCCGGAGTGCCAGGCAATCCTTGAGCCGGCGCGGCTGGTGTCTGACTTGCACCCGGCGGAACATAACCTATTTTAGAAGCACCAAATACTTCTGCCGCATCCGGCCCTGCTGAAATTGCAGCACCGAAAGCGACGTGCTGTATCATAGATGGATTTAAAAATAAGCCAGTGTTTGGCGACGCCTCGCGATTTGGGCCGACACTTAACTGTGCTCTCACAAAGTCACCGCGTTTTAGCTGATCGCCGTTCATGCCGTTACCCGCGCTATCAACAAGGGAGGGTACAAATCCTTGCGACAACTTAAGTACATGACACGTCGCAAATCCGTCCTTGCCCAAATGTTCGGGTGCGTCACCATCCAAATATTTCCATTTGAAGCCGCTGAATGTCGACTCATTGCCTGGGTAAACTTTGGCGGCGTAATCTGTTATCTGCTGCCAAAATGCTACCCAATCGGGGTTATTTTTTTCAATAGCTAGAGAAAAGAAATAACTAGTTTTAGGTTCACCATTTTTGTTAACCGCCACATTGCCATTATATCCTTTCGTGTTCGGTTCCATTGGATGCCCTTGCACTATCCGACCAACAGGTGTGATTATATATAATTTTTCATTCATTTTTAAAGACCTCTTTTGCTTTTTTAGACACATCAACCCTTACAAGTTGATGACTCGATATACTTCGACTGGTTAGTGTCGATACTAATTCATCAGCCAGCCCTTTTTTGACCGCTTGCGTGGGGGTTAAAATTGACTGTGTTGAAATATCCACCCCCGTCAGCGCCGCCATCAGTTTAGCTTGGTTTTCGTCTTGCCAAAATCGATTGCCAAATTTTGGCAAAGTTTGATAATTGGGCACGTACTGACCTGAGTTTAATTTGAGTTTAATTTGATCAGATAGTACATCTTTGCGTTTACTAACTACACTTAGTAATCTGGTAACTTGATCATACTCTGCCGATAGTTCATTAGCTGGCATATCCGGTAATATTGATAAACCAGTATATTTATCAATTGCCTCTAGGCTAGACATGCGCAAGGCTGGACATTTATGTCCAGCCTTGCACTCTTTGCAATATCTACCCACAACCATTTCCGGATCAGGTAAGTAGGTCGCATCGGCGGCGTCCAGAAATTGATCACGAGTGGTCTCAAACTCCGCACGACTCAGCGTTTTTGTTCGATACGGGCCGTCATGATGCCAAGGCCGTGGTTGTAATATCATCAAATCTATGTTATTAGGCAATCGCTCACCTGCCAGGGTGGCTACCGCATAGCCTAAGGTTTGCGACCAATCATCAACCAAACCCCGACCGTATTTATAATCCGCAATAATTAAATGATTGAATGTCCGCACTCGCAGGTCACAACGGCCTGTAATAGTATGACCTGCGGGAGTGCTTACTTGCACCACAGCCTCCATCTCAAGCTCTTCACAGCCTTCAAGCGTGCGGAAGTGCTCTATCACCTCTTGAGCGTGAATAATCATATCCTCATCAATAATGATACCATTGGGTGCTTTTTCACCCGCAACACTCGCTCCAGTTTCCAGCACCCAATGTGCGGCGGTACCTTCCCGAGCAGCGTCATTACTCGTGTTGGGCTCGTCATATTCCATCGACGCGCTGGCCGCGCAGTTTGACCAACGCGGTGCGCCGGACATGCGTAGTTTATGCACTTTTAGACTCAAAATGCACGATCACTTTATTGACCAACTCTAAGTCACTGTTAAGCTGATCAAGATTATTCACACCGCACAGTTTATACTCACCCATAATATCCTGAGGCAACACGGCGCCGTCACCGATAACTTTAGACACTACATTAGCTAGATGCGCTAGGGCTTCCTGCATATTTTCATACCTAATTTCGGCCTGGACAGGCTCTACCGGGGTGAGGGTGGCGGGGAAGTCGTCAACCTCAGCGAGTGCTTGCTCATATTCTGCTGGGGCATTAATCTCAGCAAGCACTCGCTCATATTCTGCTTTGTCAACATTTCGGCGCTTGACCCACTCACCACTATTTGTGACGCTCCGAGTGCTGCTATGTATGCGGGCATCCCACGGGGTTGATGCCACTGTCGGCGCCACCTCTATTGATGCCACTGTCGGCGCCACCTCTATTGATGCCACTGTCGGCGCCACCTCTATTGATGTCGCTGTCGGTGCTACCTCTGTCGCTCGCTGACTAGCAATAAAATCTGCAACGCATTTAAGCTGTGAGACTGAGTCAAAGTTGATTGTTAGTTTGTACATGTTTAGTTCCTTTTCGTGTGTTTAAATTTTAAAAATTTATCATCACTTAATGCAAGGTGTGCCCTCATTGAGTTAATGATATACCGGGGCAGTCGTGTGGTGCCTTTACGCATCTGAAAGTATCCCGACTCACAAATCCCTAGTAGTTTGTGAGTGGATGTGACTGTCCCACAGCGTTCTTCAAGTTGTTTAAAAAGTTTATTCATCTTGTGTATCCTAAAGTTGTCATCAGATTACCATCAATCTTTGCTATATACAAGTGTTGGTGATGTGTTTAATTTACGCTGCCATATTCTTTCAATCTCTAAAAATATCTCGGTAATGCCTGCTACGTTGAGTAACGGGTGACCAGTTTTAAAATATAGTCGGGGGGCTGACAGCCCAAGACTCCCCTCTAGTTTCAATTTTCTATGTGATCGACCATCATGCAAATCTGGATGCAATTGATACCCTAAAGTCTCCAGTGGCTTAGTTGTGAGATATGGACACACCGGTTTGCCTGTGCTCTCATTTACCAACGCACGTAACTCATGACTTACTATAACCCCCTCTGTAAATCCTAACCTGTTACAGTCAACCGCTTCAACCACCGCACGCTGGAATGATGTGTAAGATTCCACAATTGCTAAGCGTGTAACACTGGTTTTTGGTGCTCGGGTTATGTTGACGGCTGACACATCACGCTTGAGTAAATAATAATTAATATTAGCATACCCGCCATTTTGCAACCATTTTGCTAAAGCTATGTAGTAGTTTGAGTCCAAACCCGCATTCAACATCTCGGCGAAAGTTTGCACGCTCGCATAAAAATGCGCCCAGCGTCGTGAGTTGATATTTATTCGCACCGCATCCTTATGATTTGTTGCCATCAAAAAATTAATCAAATTGTCAATGCGGCGGGCATCTTGATACATTGCTCTAAGTTGTATTTCGGGATCAGTGATATAATTCATCAACTGAGCTAATGCTTTCGGATCATTAATTTTAAATTCATCGACGGTACCAACCAACATACTTTCCAACCAACCATTTTTGTCACCTGACAATTGATCGTTACCAATCGGTGTTGAATATTTAGCCCCCACACACTTTCTAAAAATGGTTAGGATCATTGACTTGCCGCACCCTTCTGGGCCTTGCAGGATGGGCACCCAGCCCATTTTTATTTGTGGGTTTTGCACTACATGGGCCATATAATCGAGTAGTATATTGTGGTCATCAGGGTATAAGGTCTCAACTAACCCTAAAAATTTAGACACATCCCCCTTTTTAGCCGATGGTCGATGATAGACATTGCAATAACTAATATTATCGGTAACTGATATCGCACCCAGCGGTGAACCAGGTTGCAGAATAGGATACATTGCTTTATGTGAGGGCAGCGGTGTGCGACTAAATGCTTCGTACGGTTTGTCAGTTACTTTACGAGGGTTGACACTTAATATAAAAATAAAACTATTAGTATTAAAACTATCGTTAAAGCTAGCCCTGGTATAAATGTTACCGGTTGATACTTCGTACACTTTACCCGATTCAGTAATCAATCTAAAGTCATCAAAAAATTCAGCAAGTCGGTTAGGGAATATTTCGGTAGTTAGCCACGCTCTACCGCTCATGATTACGCCTCGATCTGTGACCTCATTATTGACCCAATCGCCTGATTCGACCAGTGGAGCCTCCAGGCCTTCGCTCTGTTCGACCGCGCCACTATATACAACATCACCACATGCCTTATTAAGTTCGCGTGTGCGCAAATGTTGGGGCCAATGTTGCCATTTTTGCACCAACGGGGATTGCATAAACAACTGTTGCATTCGTGCGCGATTGTTACCACTGTAAAATGCCAGCTTGCCGAGCAGCGCAAGGCGTGCGCTTGAGTGATCAAATCCACACCCTATACCATCTTTTTGCTTTAAATACCGTCCACTAAGTACAACACTGTTACCCTCGTAAAGCGCCTGGTTAAGTATATTCTCGCGAAATAATAACTCTAATAAAGCACTGTCAGTTTCCGGAGGTGTGGCATCCGGATGGGGCGTGTCATCAATCTCACTTGACAACCCTAACTCATCAGCGGGCTTGCTCGGCACATACTCTTTGAGTGTGTCAGTCCAGTCCAACCATATATCACCGCTGATCGAGCTTCCTAACGCTATAAATCTAGCCCGACTATAAAATTCAATGTTGTCAAATCGACATCGATGATCGACCGGGGGACTACCACATCCCCACACATGTATGCCAGTATTTGATGTCGAGCGCTCGACATACGCGCCCTTAAATCGCTCATGTGCCCAGGTTGTCACACGGTCGTCAATCGCACCGGTTATTGGATCAATACAGTAATCGATGTCTAAACACCAAAAAGGATCACTGTCCGCTAACACAAATGCTATTTTATCTGAGTTGGCGGTGGCACTCTCATAACTCAACCAATATGTTGGGTTGTGAGCATTAACAGGTAGCAACGTATTAATGTCTATAGGTACTTTTTGTAATTCCCCATTTTTGTCAGGTAAGTAAGTCCAGTTGACAAATTGGTCATATTCTAGTAATTTTTTCGGATACATAAATAACCCTTGCAAATAATAAAGGGCTGGGGTACAGTGACCGAACGTTTGGCCTCTCTCCTAGCGTGTGTGTGTCAGACTCCCTGTGTTAATTTATGGGGAGTCTTTTTTTTGTCTGTCAATCTACAAAATAACATATTCGCCAGCTCGTCGTCTTGATAATTAAGTCTTGCGGGCACGAGGCTTGATATTACATCATGCCACAATAATAGCATCAGTATTTGATCGTCAGTGAGAGTGATTGTTGAACATGTCATTGTATAAACTCCCTTATTAAAATTTCCACATCCTCTATAGTGTCACAAAATCCAGCAATGCCTCCGCAGTCTCCGATAAGATTAATATAGTTAGCTTGTGCTAGTTCTCGGGGTGACTTAATCTTGTTAACGTCCTGCTTTATTTCAAGTGCGGTGAATACCGCTATAGTGCGTCCCAGGTGATGCGGTTGGATGTTAACCCGAGTGACTCCAATTAAGTCACTCGACTTTAATACTTTATTTATTGCTTTGCTCGTATTGCCCAGTCCATACCTAACTAACACTCCACGCTTGTCAAAGTATGCACCTGAATTATTGCGCCATAGCAACTGCCCGTTGTCGCGAGCTGCTAATCGTATCGCTGATTGTATTGCCGATTCGCTCACGCGGGCACGGGATAGTATGTGAGTGTAATTACAGCTACGGCAACAATGCCCAATAATATCTTATGCATGATTCTCTCTCCTAATGTCAGATAATTGTCTATTTCTTCTGTGATGCCGCAAAAGCACGGGATATTTTTTCGTCGATGTCGGAGACTGCGGAGGCATTGCTGGAGTTTGTCGGTGCAACCTGGGCGACACGCCGTGTCTTAAGCTCGTTATAACAATTGTCCGCACGCGATTTCCGGCCGCGAGCATCACCACCATGTGCGCGTCGCATTGATCTTTTTTGGCATTTTGATTTTATTGCTTCATCCACGTACCCCAATGTTATAAGCCAATTTGCATCATTATCGGCATCACAATCTAGGTTGTTGCTGAGTGGTAACCCAAGGCTGCCACCGAAATTTCTAAGCTGTCCAGCAATGCCCCCAGCACGCCCGCACTCTGCATTGTTGATCGCCTGGGGTGCAAACGCAGACGAAACGGGGAAACGAAAAGTTGTCGTGTCGCCGCCGATATTTACCTGATTGTCAGAGCTGCCGCCAAACCCGCTTGCCGTGCTGAGAGCATTCCCACCGGTTGCCCGGCTTGTGCTTAGAGAGTCACTGCTCGCATTGCTGCGTGAGCTGCTCTTATTATAATTGTAGTTATTTTGATATCCGTATCGTGATGCAACAGCATCGTTTGATCCAATAATAACTAATAGTAGTGCTGTAATTCCTAATGCTGTAGTTTTCATTTTGTTGCCTCTTTTTGGTTGTTTTCTAAATCATATATTTTGCATAGAAACTCTCGCCCATTACTGTCCGCAAGTGTGAGACTATCTACAGCATCGGAAGTTAGATTCTCGCCATAGAATCTCGCGACCCAATAAAAGTTGTCACCGACGCTCCTGACCTCGTAATTGTGTCGGTAAAGCCATTTATTAAATGGACTAACCACCTTGTGGGTGTCAATAAACTCTCGACCTGCGTCTACAGCCGCTTTGTGCGATAGATACTTAATTTCGCTTCGACAACTCACTCCATTTATTTTGCACACATAGTAAAATTTAACGCCGTCAAATTCGTCCTCGAAAGATTCGACTGTCGTGCCGCTGTTTGTGTATTCTATAGCTGTTAATTCACACTCGTCATATTTATCCATTTAATAAGTCCTCTAGTTTAGTTATTACCATTTGCGGGGTGATGTCAGCCTTGCGAACAGCGTAATACTCCCCCACCTCGACCAAACCTGCGATACTTGCGACCATCTTAAGGTCAACGTCTAGCCAATGAGCCAGAGCACAGGTACCAACAAGTTTTTCACCGTATCCATTTATTAGAGTAGGCCCGCCAGAATAGTCAACGCCCCCTGGCCATTCAGGCGAAACTCCAACCCATCCACCCCAACAAGCAGACATGCCGCAAGCGTGGTATGACTCTTCGCTTGCATCAACCCCCTGCCGCAGGGGGCTGGCCCAAAAATTGATATCAAAATTAGAGCCCCTGTCAATCACTCGTTGCAAGATGTTGATTGATGCTTGTATGTTTTCTCTATTCATTTTGGGTCACACTTAATTCAACTGTTACGCCTGACTCCAACTTTTTAAACACATCATAGAGTATCGCTGATAATTGATCTTCGCTAGTTTCACACTGACGATCGTTAGTTTGCCAATTTATCCAAATGTGGCTCTGGTGGGTCTTATCACAATATCTCGTGTTAGTCTTGCCCGTCAACGATAATAGCTTAACGTCGCAATATTTTGACGCGTTGTTAGGGTAGTCAGGGCCGAGTGCTCCCCATTTATTATTGCAGTCAAGACAATTAAATGCACCATCGTACTCAGTTACATTTTTATGACATCCAACACGCATGCTCGTACCTCCTTTGATCCTCTTGGGTAAACCCCCTCGCGAGCTGTTTGTCAAGTAACTTAAGCTCACCCGCGAAAAGAGCCAACTCATTCATGTTGCCTCTTTAGTTAGTTGTTCCGCTTCTGCCATTTCTTGCATATCTTGCAGAGCATCTTCATCCAACGCTAACCAATTTGGTATCTTTTTCATAGCCGGATCACTAGACATATAGATTAATGCTGCCGCCGCACTCGTCCCGTAAACACCCTCCATAACCTTCCCCGCCGCCCCGGCAAGAGTGACCACCCATCCCGCCCGACAATGGGTGGTCTCGCATGTATGCCATTGATCCATGTCAAGAGCATCTCCCTCCTTCGCAGCGGCATATACGGTGGCGTGGATGTTTTCGATTTTTGGTACCCAGTCGGAATTATCCAGGTTGGCCCCGCTCAGGTTGGCCCCGCGCAGGTCGACCCCGCGCAGGTCGGAATCGCGCAGGTTGGCCCCGCTCAGGTTGGCCCCGCGCAGGTCGACCCCGCGCAGGTCGGAATCGCGCAGGTTGGCCCCGCTCAGGTTGGCCCCGCTCAGGTTGGCCCCGC